GAATCGGCATCAGCTGGCTCCGCTCATGACGGGACGGTGGAGCATGTCCTGCGTGTCCAGGGCGTCGAGGATGCTGCGGCGGGAGGGGACCTCGCGGACGAGCGCGCTGTAGTGCAGGTGCCGGTCCCCGGACGTGTTGTTGACCGTCCGGGTCTCCGTGCGGGCGACAGTGGCAGCGGTCGTGGAGCGGACCATTGCGGCCATGGACGCCGCGGCTTCGGCGGCCTGCGGGATCGTGGTGCGGATGCCCTGGGCGAAGCCGAGCCCGGTGAACTGGCCCAGCGCGTCGAAGACCCGCGACGGGGAGTGGATTTTCAGTTCGACCTTGATGGTCTTCTGGACTTTCTTCGCCAGGTCCGTCATCGCCGCGAGGATGGCCTTCTCCTGCGACCTCAGCCCGGCAAGGTACCCCTTCCCGGACTGGGCGCCGGCGTCGTACATGGCGTCTGCTGCGGCCTGCCCGTAGGTGGTGGATGCCTTCCCGATCTGGACCTGTGTGGCGTTGATGTCCTTGAGCTGCTGGTCGGTTGCGGCGACGAGGGCTGCCGCGTAGGGGGCACCTTGGTCGGGTCCGGCGGCGATGATCTGCCCGATGAGGTCCTTCGACAGTCCGCGCTTCGCGAGGGTGGCCAGGTTTGCCGAGAACGTTTTGAGCTGGCCGAGGCGGACCTTGAGCCCGTCGAGGATGCCGCTGGCACCGAAGGGGAGCCCCGAGTTGGGGAGGCCGGTGAGGGCGGCGAAGCTCGTGCCGTTCTTCGCGGTGTCGGTGGCGAAACTGGTGGCCTCAGTGAGCTTCGCCCGGATCTTGTCGCGGTCCGTGGCGAGCTTCTGGAGCGCCTTGTTCTGTGCCGAAACGGTTTTGATGAGCTTGTCGTCGAGGGTGGTCTTCACGCCCTTGAACGCGTTCTTCAGCGCGGTCGCAACCTTCGTCATCGCGGCGTCGATCTGAGACGCGGTGCCGGTGAGCTGCTTCAGGAAGTCCCCGCCCACCGCGGCTTTCAGCGGCCCGGTGTTGATGTTTTTCCCGCCGACGCGGATGATGCCGCCACTGGCGTACCCGGGAGTGCGGGGCAGGCCGGTGTTGATGCTGACGCTGCCGCCGATGATGCCGCCGGTGGCGTATCCGCCGATCCGGCTGTAGGCCGCCGACAGGGACCCGTACCGGGAGAGGGCGTACCGCATGGAGGCGTAGATGTTCGCCATCGGGTCGATGCTGACGCCGTAGAGCTTGGGTCCGGTCTTCTTGTACTTCCCGGCGTAGGCGTTGAACGTCGGCTCGATGACCTGCATCAGCCCGACGGACGGGGTGCCGTTGATCCAGTTGATGTCGTTGCGGTTGACCGCCCGAGGGTTGCCCCCGGACTCCTGGTTCATGCGGCGCAGCGTCGTGTTGACCAGTGCCAGGGACTGCCCGACCTGCCCCAGAGCCTGGGTGACGACGCCGCGGAACTTCTCGACGCCAGCCCCTGCTTCGCCGCCGGTGCCGCCTTCGAGGTAGCGCATCGGGTCGACGGCCTTGCCGTTGATGCGGGCTTCGAGGTGGAGGTGCGGGCCGGTGACGTTGCCGGTGGCGCCGACGGATCCGACGCGGGCGCCGCGCTTGATGCTGTTGCCGGCCTTGGCGACCATCGCGGACATGTGGGCGTACAGGGACGACAGGCCCCCGCCGTGGGAGACGGTGACGTGTTTGCCGTAGGGGCCGCCCGATGTGACGGAGGCGACCTCGCCGTTGTCGACGGCGCGAACCGGGGTGCCGGTCGCTGCCGGGAAGTCGAGGCCGGTGTGCCGACCCGACGACCACATCAGCCCCCGCTTCCCGAACGGGGTGCCGTAGGGCGCGTTGACGGGTTTCATCCACTGCCCGGTGGCCTCCGGGGGGATGTCCTTGCCGCGGATGAAGTCGATGGCCTTGTCGATGAAGCTGATCGGGGCCTGTCCGATCATGCCCGGGTAGGTGTTCTTGTCCGCGCCGAGGACCTTGGTGATGCCGGACTTGATCGGTTTGAACGCGGTTTCGGCGAGGTCGGCGAGGCCGCCTCGGGCGACGTCGGCGCCCTTCTTCAGCGCGCTGCTGACTCCGGACTTGATGGACGATCCGAGGTCTCCGATCGAGCCGAAGATCCCACCCTCGGAGAAGCCCCGGAACCGGGCGAGCGACCGGCCCTGCATGGCGGCCTGGTTGACGGCGTGGAGGCGGGCCCGCTCGTAGGGGTCACGCATCGCCTCGCTGACATACACGCCTTCGCCGCGGCGCATGGGTACGAGCTGGTCGTCGCCCTGCCGGTAGGTGCTGTACCCGGGCAGGACACCGCCCCGGGCGAACCCCTTCGGGAGGTTCATCGTTTTCATGTCGGGGATGCCGGGGATCTTGCCTGCGGTCTTGTTCCAGACCTTGACGATGCCCTGGTTGTAGACGGTCTCGATCCAGAACTTGATGGGCGCCTTGACGAGGGCTTTCAGCCCGTCCCAGATCTTGCCGATGCCCTTCTTCAGGCCCTCGAACGCGCCCTTGAATCCGTCGGCGAAGGTGTTGAACCCCTTCTTGACGACTCCCCAGGCGTCGGATGCGGTCTTCTTGACGTTGCCCCACAGCTCGTCCCACTTGTCACGGATCCCGTCCTTGATCCAGACGAAAATGCGGAGGGCCTTGTCCTTCAGGTCGGTGAACCACTTGATCGCACCCTTGACGATGTCGGGGATGATCGAGTGGCCGAGGAGGACGTCGAACAGCCACTTGAACCAGTTGACGATCCCCTTCACGGCCTTGGTGATGACCGTGGCGAGCTGCAGCACCCAGCCCAGGACTCGCACCACGATCGGCACGAGGAAGTTCAGCGCAGCCCCGAGCCCCTTGACGAGCAGGCTTGCGACGAACCCGACGACGGCGAGCAGTGGGCGCAGCGCCAGCGTCAGCAGCCCGAGTAGCGGGGCGAGGAGTTGCCCGACCGCCGCGACCAGCTGGCCGATGATCGGGAAGAGGGGCTGCAGTGCGGGCAGCAGCTGCATGAAGATGTCGGCGACCAGCTTCAGGATCGGCGCCACGGCCTGGATCGCAATGAGGAGTACCTGGCCGAAGACTTGCGCCAGCGTCGTGATGATCGGCATGAGCGGGGTCAGGATCGCCACGACGAGCTGGCTGAAAATCTGGGCGATCAGAACGATCACCGGGATCAGCGGCTGCAGCGCCGGAATCAGGGCCTGGAGCACGGACACGACGACCGTGCCCAGCGACTGCGCAAGCAGGGCGACGATCCCAATGATCGGAGTCAGTGCCGGCATCAGGGCGGTGAGTGTCTCGCTGATCAGGTCGGCGAGGAGGGTGATGACGGGCATCAGCCCGCTGATGATCGTGGCCAGGGGCCCGGCGAGTGCCCCGACGACCTGGACGATGACGTCGACGACGGTGCTGATGACGGGGCCGAGGGCGTCGACGATGGCCCCGATGACCTGCCCAATGGGTGCCAGGAGTGGGAGGAGTGCGGTGACGATGTCGAGGACGCCCTGCCCCAGCACGTTGATGACGGGCAGCAACGCGGTGATGACTGGCATCAGGGCCTGGCCGAGGCTTGTGGCGAGCTGTGCGAGTACGGGGCCGAGGGCCTGGGCCAGGACGGTGATCGTGGGGGCGAGTGCGGCGAGGAGCGGCAGCACTGCCTGGATGACTGCGCCGAGCGTGCCTGCGATCAGGGAGGCGATGGACTGCAACGCCGTGAAGATCGTCTTGAGTGCTGCCTGAACCTCGGGCATGGCCGTGACCCGGCGAAGCTCGGCCAGGGCGGCACCGAACACGGAGAAGAAGTTCCCACCGGCGTCGGCTGCTGCGCCCAGGACGTTCTTCAGAACGCCGAAGAGGTCGGCGAGGACGTGCCCGAACTGGACGGCCACGTCGAGCGCGGTGTCGATCGCGTCGGTGAGCCGCCCGGATTCAAGCCCCTTGGCGAGCTTGTCCATGACCCGGTCCATCGCGGACCCGGCGCCGGCTGTCATCCGGTCCCATACCGGACCGGCGGCAACGCTCAGCTGAGCCAGGCCGGTGACGATTTGCCCGGGGACCTTGCTCAGATTCCCGAGGCCACCCCGGATGACGTCGAACGTTCCCTTGAGCTGCCCGGTCTTCTCCAGGTTCCCGACGGCGGACAGGGCGTTCTTCGCCATGGACCCGAGGTCGCTGGCCACCCCGGCGACACCGCTCCGCACTGTGGGCAGGACCCGTGTACCAACCTGCTGGAGTCGGGCACCGAGCCCGGCGAACAGGGCGTCCTGGACGTCGAGTTTCATGCCGCGCCAGGCCGGGGCCATCGCCTGCAAGGTGGCGACGAACCCGCGCGCGTTCGGTGACAGCTTCGCGAGGGCCTGATCCAGCTTTGATGTCTGCGCTGCGGCGTTGGCCTGCGCCTCGGCCACGGTGCGGGCGGCGTCGGCAACGGCCCGGTGGGCGTCGGCCAGGGCCCGCTGCTGGTCCGCGACGCGCTGGTTCGCGTCCCGGATCCGCTCCTGGGCCTGAACCACCGCATCCGACCCGGCCACGCCCGCCTTGTTCGCGGCGGCCGTGTCGACCTGGAGGCGTTTCTGCTGCCGGGACTGCTCCTCCGCAGCAGCCTTGGCCCGCTGTACCGCAAGGTCGGCCTGCTGGATCTGGAGCTGGGTGGCGGTGGGGTCGGTGCGGACCTTCTGCAGGTCGAGTTCGGCCTGCTCCACATCCAGTGCGGCTTGCTTCTGATCGAGGGCGCCCTGACGGAGGCGCTGGTTCATGTCCTCCAGGTCGCGGATCGCCTGCCTGCGCGCAATGGACAGTTCGCCCTGTGCTTGGCGGGCGGCTCGCTGCGCCTGGGACAGGTTGCGTTCAGCGTCGGTGACTCCCCGCTGCGCGTTCGCAAGGCCGCGCTGCGCTGTCTCGACCTGCTTCGTAGCTGTGGCGGCAGCCTTGGCCTCGCCGGACGTGTCGGCGAACGCGGCCTTGATCGCGTCACCGACACCGGACATGCCGAGCTTGATCGCGCCGAACACGGTGGCGAGGGTGAGGATGCCCGGGGCTGCCGTGGCAGCAAGAGGCCCCAACTGGGCGAGGGCGGACCCGAACGAGGCGATCGTTGGGAGGGAGGTGAGGATCGCCCCGCCGATGAGGAGGATCTTCTTCTGGAGTCGGCCCAGTCCTCCCCCGCCACTGTCACCTGCACCGCCAAGACCGGTGAGGCCGGCGGTGAGCGAACCCAGCCCGAGGAGCCGAGTGCGGACGTTGACGGTGCGGTCCCGGGCCAGGAATGTCAGGGCGGTGTTCGCACCGGCGGTGTCTGCGCGGGCGGTGACGCCGATGGTGCGCCGCCGGGTGAGGTTCGCGATGTCCGCCGCAGCAACGCGGGTGTCGACGTCAACGCCGAGTCGCACCCGCTGCCGTTGAGTGAGACCGCGTAGTTCGTTCGCTGCGACGCGGGTGTCGAGGGTGGCGCGGATCTGCACGAACCGGTCCGCGGTGAGCTTGGCGAGGGCCTTCTCGACGCGCTTGTACGCGGCGTCCTGAATTTTCGCGATGACGTCGACGGTGGCCTGTCCGAATCCGGCGAGCTTCGCTTTGGCGGCGGCGTCGTCGACCTCCGCCTTGACCCTCACTGTCCGATCGGCCGTCAGCTTCCCGAGGGCGGCCTTCGCCGCGGCTTCGTCGAGGCTCGCGACGACCTTCACGGTGCGTCGGTCGGTGAGCTTCGCCAGCGCGGTGCGGGCTGCGGCGTCGTCGAGGGATGCGGTGACCTTGACGGTGCGGTCGCGGGTGAGGCGGGTCAGGGCGGCTGTGGCGCCCTTGTCGTTCAGCGTGGCGTCGATCTTGACGGTTCGGGTGCGGGTGAGCTTGTCGAGCTGGGCCGTGACCAGGGCGGTCTTCAGGTCGACGCCGACGCGCACCGTTGGCGTGGCCGCGGCGAGCTTGCGCTGGATACCGTCGAGGATTTCCTCACCCGCGACCCGGCCGGCGAGCTTCGCAGGCTTCCGGATGGCGGAGGGCAGCTCGACACGGAGCCGGTCGCCGAACGACGAGGTGTCCGGGATGAGTGAGACCCGGGTGGATCCGACGACGGTCGACTCGGCCATGCTGCCCTCCCCTACTGCGTTTCGAGTTCGCGGATCTTGCTGGCCCAGTGGTCAATGGCCGTTTGGTCGTCGGCACGGCCGGGCGAGTACCGGTTGAGGAGCGCCTCGCTGCGCCGTACTGCTGCCTCTTCCTGCTCGACTCGTTGCTCGTCTGCCTCCAGGGCGGGCGGGTCGATGGACGACATGTCGGGTGGGTCGCCCTTGAGGTGGGCGGCCCACAGGACTCGGATCATCAGGAGCAACGCGTTGTACTGGGCGGCGAGGATGTAGGTGCTCTGGTTCCACCGCCGCCCCTGTACGTCGCCCCCGGATGCCGCCTTGGTCGCGGAGTCTTCGGGGAGGTGGTCGACTAGGTCCCGGAGTTCGGCCCAGTTCATGGAGCCCTCACCCCAGGACATGGCCCAGAACTCGTCTAGGCGGCGGCCGGGGTAGTACCGCTGGATGTCGGCACGGACGGCTCCAGGGTGCTCTCGGAGGAGGGCGAGGAGCCGGAGTCTTCCCCCTGGGTGGTGCCCGCCTCGCCGTCCATCTCCTCGATGATGTCCTTGAGTTCGCCGACGGTGAGGTGGGCGACCTTGACGAGCCGGTCGAACGCTTCCTTCGGGGTGGCGATCTCGCGCAGGACGTTGAGGTTGGTGTTGCCGCCCATCTCCTCGACCTGCTCGATGACCTCCAGCGGCCAGTTGTCCTGGACGGGGAACGTGCAGACCTCGTCGACGCCGTCGGCGTTCTCGAAGACGACGTCGACGAACTGAGTCTTCGCGACTGAGGCGCGCTGGGCGCGCATCTGCTGGAGGCGAATGACCTTGCGGTTCGGCTTGGACATGATCGGGTCCTTTGCTTGGGCGGGGACTGGGGCGGGGGCTGTGCAGGTGGCCTGTCGTGCCGCCCCCGCCCAGGAGATGAGCGCGACAGGCCACCAGTCGGGGGTTACGGCGTTTCGGCGGGCACGGCCACGTCGGTGATGAAGTGCTGGACGGACTGGGCGCCGCCGGGGGCCGCCAGCGCAGTGAACGTCAGCTCGTAGTTGCTGCTGTCGTCGGCGCTGTGCTTGATGGCGCCGCGGTCGGTGACACCGGCGCGGGCGATCATGATGCGGTGCAGCTTCCCCGACATGATCACGTCGAGGCCGAGGGCGATCTCCACTGTGTCCGCCAAGCTGCCCGTCCCGAAGGACACGAACTGCTTCTTCCCGGCCGCCGCTGCGGTCGCGGTCATCTTGGCCTGCTGCACCTGGTAGTACAGCGACAGGAGCTGCGCCGTCGTCTCCCGGAACGTCAGCTTGAACGTCTGCGTCCTCTTCTTCGCCAGGTCGACGACCGGAGCGTCCTCGCCCCACGCGTCGAGCTGGGTTCGCTCTTCGGCCAGGGCCTCCTCCAGGCCATCGGGGGTGATGAACCCCATGTCGGCGAAGTCGGCGCCCCACGCGATCTCGGGGCCGAGCGGGAACGTGGAGCCGACGGGGGCCGAGTAGGCCTTGCCGGCCACACCAACGATGATGTTTGCAGAGTCGCCCACGGCGGGCCTCCTAGCTGGTCGGGAGGGGTGGGCGGACGCTCATCCCCAGGATCATGCCGACGCGGGCGACGCCGGTGTTGGGCTCTTCGGGTCGGTCTTGCGGGCCGGTCTCCTGTGAGATCCGGGTGACGATTCCGTCGGCAGTGGCGCGGCCCGGGAGCAGCTCCCACTCGGCGCACACCCGGAGGGCGAGGCGCATGGCCGCGCCCTCGTCGGCGGCGTAGCAGTCGACGGAGAGCCTCGGCCGGTCGGTGGTGGCCGGGCCGGACCAGCCGCGCATGGTTGACGTGCCGCCGATCCTCAGGACCCTGACCGCCGACAGTGCGGCGTTGAGCGCCTTGCCTTCGGGGAGTTCCGACGTCACGAGGACGCCGGGCATGGCGGTGGTCAGCAGGTCGATGGCGACCTTCTTGCCGTCGGGGAGGATCAGCGGCGCCGTCACTTCGTCGCCGGCTTCGACGTGTCGCCAGTGACGATCTTGGCCGGCGTCTTGTCCGCGGCCTTCTCGGCTGCGGCGTTGGCGGGGACGGCGTAGCCCTTCCAGCGGTGGACTTCGTCGGCGGGGACGTCGACGGTGTCGCCCGGCTCCTTGCCGTCCCGCCAGAACGTGAGGCGCATCTTCACGGTTCCGGTCTCAGCCATCGCGGTTCTCCTTCATCAGTGGTCGCCTCCTGCGGCGTCGAGTGCGTTGCCAAGCACGTGCCGCGGCGGGTGGATGCGGCGGCCGTTGCCGTCGGTCTGCCGGGTCCCGAGCTCTACGTAGATCGCGTAGTCCACGGGTGCGTCGACGTGCACCGCCCCGTCCTCGTCCGGCTCCTCGACCCGGTGGATCGTGGCCTTGTACAGGCCGGTGTCCACTGGGGCAGTGGCCTTGACAACGGCCACGACCCGGTCCATGCGTGCCGCGAGGTCGGCCTGGACATGCGGGTCATGAACCAGGGCGTCGATTGCGTCGTCGTAGATCTCCACGGTCGTCATCCGGCGACCTCCAGCAGGCGCACCGTCTGCCCCGACAGGGGACCGGCCTCCTGGACATCACGCGGGACCCCGTCGACCTCCCAGATGCGGCCGTCCCACTCCACCCGGGACCACTCCGACACCCGCGGGGCGCGTCGCGGCATGTCCAGCTGGGCGGCAGTGACCGTCTGATCCCGGGCCTCACGAGACTCCGACGACGAGACATAGTCGACGGTGCACCCGTACACAGGGGTGCGGGTCGCGTGCACCCAGTCCCTGACCTGCACGTTGTAGTCCCCGCCGACCAGTGGCGCGTCGAGCAGGACAACCGTCTGGCGTCCGATGTGGCCCGGCATCAGCCCACCACCAGCGGATCGAACCGGAACAGGCCGCACGTCACGAGAACGTCCAGGGCGGCGGGGGCCAGCCTCGGTGTCGTACCAGCCCCCTGGCCAACCGTGCGGCGAGTAAAAGACCGCTGCCCGGTGCTCATCGACTGGAGGTCGGCCGTGGCGTCCGTCTCGTCGTCCCGGTCGATCATCCACTGCGCCTGGCACACCGTCGCCTCACGCAGAGCGTCGACTACGTCGGGGTCGGTGATGTCGTAATACGCGCCCAGCAGCGCCTTGTCGACGCGACGGGACGCCTGAGCCAGGAGCCGGACAGCGGTGTCCGGTACCGGCTCAGGTGCCAGCCATGCCGCAAGGTCGTCGATGGTCGCGTAGGTCACGGCTACTCCTGACCGCTGAGGTCGCCGTCGCCCGGGGCGTCGCGGGCTTCCTCGACGACCTGGGCGTAGTCCTGGCACTCCTGCTTGGTGGCGTCCTTCGCCTGGTCCGGGTCCATGCCCAGGGCGATGGCGTACTCCCGCCACGTGTCGACCTTCGCGTTCGCCGCCGGCCGCTTCGGGAGTTCGGCCGGAGGCTCATCGTCACCGTCACCGGCTTCGGGGCTCCGGGGCTCCGACTTCGGGTGCACATCGCCGCGCGCCTCGCTCGGGCGGCCGTCGACACTGGCATGCTCCGGTCCGCGGGCGTCTTCGCCCGAATCCCCGACCACACCCGTGTCCGTGGCTTCGACGGCCGCGACCCACTCCAGCAGCTGCTGGTGAGACATCGTGGACGCCTTCGTCGCGAGCAGACCCAGCCGCACCGCATAAGTCGCCCACACCCCGGCGTGATCGTCACGGGCCGGCCTCTCCGGAACGCCGGGCACGTTCTGCCCGACGCGGGTAGCTGCGGGGGCGTCAGCTCCGTGCTGGATGACCTGCGGCTGCACCTTCTGGTCGGGGTCCAGGAGCGGGTCCCCGTCCTCGGCGAGACGGAGCTCACCGCGGGCGACCTGGGCTGCCATCATCGGGTCGAGCGGTTCGTTGAGATGCAGCCGCATGCCACCCGCGCCAACGTACTCGCGGGCCGCCATCACAGGTTCCGCGCGATCTTGAACGCGGTGATGGTGCCGGTGAACCCGGTCTCGAAGTCGAGGTTCAGCTTCCCGCCGTGCTGCAGGTAGCGGGCCTCGGAGAACGGGCCGATCCACCGGGTGCCGGACGCGGCGACGGACACCTCGGCGTCGCCCTGGCTGCGCATCCAGGCCGGCCCGTCCTTGCCACCCGCCCGAATGGTGATCTTCTTCGTGGAGCCGGCCGAGTTCACGACCCGCAGCATGGTGCGGGACGGGTCGGCGGCGTTGATGACAACACCGTTCGTGACGAGCGTCGAGTCGATCGTGGTGCCGGTCGGGTCGGCGACATCGGGGCCGCCAAGGCTGGTCGGGGTGAGAGCAGTGCGCGGCATGATTCCTCCAGAGAGAACGCCGACGAGAATCACGGGACAGGGGAGGGATCAGGCCGACGGGTCGACGTAGGCGACGGCGATGCCCTCGGGGCGCAGCAGCTTCGCGCCGTACACGTGCAGGCCGCGGACCGCGTCGGCGATCGTCGACTCCAGGCGCAGCGCCTCGGTCTCCAGGATCTGGTCCACGAACGTGAGGGCCCCCGGGTAGCCGGCCTGGATGACCTGGGTGTCTCCGGAGGGCACGGGGGTGACGTTGGACTCCAGGACGTCGAAGCCGGCGGCGCGGCCGACGATGCCGTTGCGGAGGCCCTGTTCGCTGCCGGACGCGTCGACGCGGACGAACCGGTCGTCCTGGAGGAGCGCCCCGGTGAACTCGGGGGACACGACGACGTACCGGTCCATGGCAGGCACGTTGGACCTGTTCAGCTTGGTACGGAGCGGGATCAGGACCTTGTCCCAGGCGTCCTTGGGGCTGGTCGTGATGTTGATCGGGGAGCCCGTGGAGCCGACGACGTTCGACGGGGCGACTCCGGTGTACAGGGAGGCGACGTACCGGTCGGCCTGCGCTGCCAGCTTGCGCGCGGCCCGCTGCGTGGTCTTCAGCATCGGATTGAGCGCGACCTGCGCCTTGTCGACGTCGTCGAGCTTGAACGCGAACGCGTCGCCCTGGTCGATGGGCAGGTCCAGCCCGGCGGTGTCGATGTCCTCGTAGTTGATCGTGTCGCCGGACTTGTACGGGAAGATCGACGGGTCGCCGATGGTGACGATGCGCACCGACTGGCCCTGCGAGGTGATCTCGCCCTCGTAGTCGCGGTTGACGATCTGGGGCTGCGCGTAGACGAGTGCCTCGTCCAGGCCCGCCAGAATCTGGGCGGACCAGACCTGCGGCTTGAACAGCGCGACGGACATGGTGAGTCCTTATCCGGCCTTGCCGCTCAGGTAGCTGTTCAGCCGTCCCTCATCGGTGGCCTGCTTGATCTGCTGGGGAGTCATGCGGGCGATGTCCGCTCCGGTCAGCTGCCGCTTGCCGCCACCGGCCCCGTCCATCGGTGCGCCACCTGCGGGGGTGGGCTCCGGCTCCTTCGGCTCCGGCGCCTTGGCCGCGAGCTTGGAGTTGGCGTCGACTGCTGTCTTCACTGCCTTGCCGACCTGCTCGTCGAAGTCGGCCGCGGACGGGTCGAGCTTCGAGATGGCGTTGGCGAAGGCGCGTGAGTCGATGAGTGCGTCGGGGTCGCCGCCATACCTCCCGGCCGTCTTGTAGACGGCGAGTTCAACCTGCGTCTGGCGGGCCTGCGCGCGGGACTCCTTGGTCTCTCCGCGGGCCTCGTCCAGTTGCTGAGCGAGCTCTTCGGGGGTGGGCGGCTTCTTCTCGTCGGTCTGGACACCGAAGAGATTGGCCAGCTTCTTCATGAAGTCGGCTTGCTCGTCGGCGGCCTGCTGCTTGTCCTTCGCGCGCTTCTGCTTCTGCTCGGTTACCTCTTCGCGGAGGCTCTCGATGGCTCGCATGGCGCGCTCGGGGTCGAAGTCACCTTCGAACTTGGGCGCCTTGGCCTTGGGTTCGGCGGACTTCGGCTCGGTGACCGGTTCGGGAGTTGTGGTGGGTGCGGCCGGCTCTGGCGGAGTCGGTGCGGCCGGGGGTGCGGGCGGGTTGGCCGGCTGGGTGCCGGTGTCCGTGGTCGGTCCCTCGGGTGCTGCGGGGGCGGGGGTCGTCATCTGCGGTGCCTCCTTGGGCGGCCTGCACGCTGTTGCGGCGCCTTGTCCGCTGGCGTGTTGACCCAGATGTTAACCCTGAACCTCACACAATGCTGCACAATCAAAGGTCATAGCGCAAGATATCCTTTGAATCAAAGGCGCGAGGGTGGGGGTGTGACCGTGAACAGCAACCAAGTCGCCGCCGCGGCCCGGCAGCAGCCCGCCACGACCCGGCGCATCGAGCAGCGCACCGGCACCACTGCGGCGCAGCCCCTCGCCATCGCGCTCGCCACCGCCCGCCGCGACGCCCTCCAGCAGTGGGCATCCGCAACAGGAAGGCAGACGATCCCTTCACCCACCGCGCTGGAACGCCTCATCGCCGCGATCAAGAAAGCGCTGGGCTCCGCGTTCCGTGGAGCTGGGGCGGCAGCCCGGGACGCGATCCGGCAAGGCGCTCTCCAGGCCGCCGCCCTCAGCGCCCAGCAGGCATCCCACCTGGCCGCCAGCATGCGCACCCAACCCAGCCCTTATGTGCGGCCCGTCATCGGGCCCGACGCCGCAACCGCCGCCGACACGGTCCCCGACGCCGTGGACGGTGACCACCGGCACGCGCTGGCGCTCCTCACCACGGCCAGCCTCACCGCCCTCGGACTCGGCGCCGTGACAGGCGTGTTCAACAGGGCCCGGCGCGCCGTGACCCGCATCGCCCAGCACGCCGCCGTCGCTATCTCCAGCGCCGCCAGCCACGCCGCCACCGCAGTCGCCCAAGCAATCGGGCCCACGATTCGCCTGCTGTGGGTGGCCGAGCCCGGGGCATGCGATGCCTGCGCCGCCTACGCCGGCCGCAGCACCCGGCCCGGCCAGAAGTTCCCGGGCGGTCTCAGCCTGAACCCGGCACGGGCCATGTTCCCGGCACCGCTCGAAGGCCCGCCCCGGCACCCTCACTGCCGGTGCTGGCTACTCCCCTACTCCCCCGACTGGCCCATCGACGGCGCGCCCCTGCCCGGTCTACTGCGCCAGCACGCACACAGGAGGTCGTGATGGCCAACGAACGCATGGGCAAGGACAAATGGGACAGGCTGCGGGAACTGCATGCGCAGGGCCTCGGCAGGAACGCCATCGCCCGCGAGATGGGCCTCGCCAACAGTGTCGTGTCCCGCACCGCAGAACACCTCGGGCTGTCATTCGACCGGTCGAAGATCGAAGCAGCGAACCGGGCTCGGCTCATTGACCTCGCGGAACGGCGGTCGCTGCTCGCCGAAGACCTCATCGGCGACGCGGAGCGTCTCCGCGCGGAGGTGTGGGAGCCGCGCACGTACTGGGACTGGGGCGGCAAAGACCACGACTACGACGAGCGGGAACACCAGCCGACAGCCGCAGACAAGCGCGCCCTCATCGGCGCAGCCGGCATGGCCATCGACCGGTCGTTGAAGCTGGCCCCGGCAGAGGTTTCGAGCGGCGTCGACGCTGCGAAGTCGATGCTCGGCAGCATCGGTGAGGCGCTGGCCGGGTTCGTCCGTGCCGAGGACGACCTTCCGGACGACCAGGAGTAGCCGTGCCCGTGCTGGAGTCGCTCCCTATGTCCCGGAAGCAGATCCGGTCTGTCGTCGAGTCGACGGGCAAGATCAGCTGCTGGGAGGGGGCGATCCGGTCCGGGAAGACGATCGCGTCCCTGCTGAAGTGGTTGATGTTCGTGGCGCAGGCGCCGTCCACGGGCGAACTGGTGATCATCGGGAAGACGTCGCAGACGATTCACCGCAACCTTTTCCTCCCCATGCAGGATCCGGCCCTGTTCGGGGAGATCGCCGCCCACGTCCACTACACGCCTGGTGCGCCGACGGCCACAATCCTGGGCCGGACCGTGCACGTAATCGGCGCGAACGACGCGAAGAGTGAGCCGAAGATCCGAGGCATGACCCTGTGCGGGGCCTACGTCGACGAGGTCACACTGGTGCCGCAGGTCTTCTTCGAGCAGCTGCTTGGCCGCATGTCCGTGAAGGGTGCGCAGCTGTTCTGCACGACGAACCCCGATAATCCTGCGCACTGGTTCATGCGGGACTGGCTGTCCCAGGTCGGGACCAAGCCGATCCGCCGGTTCTCGTTCACGATCGACGACAACCCGTTCCTCGACCCCGAGTACGTCCGCGATATCAAGGCCATGCACGAGGGCCTCTTCTACCGGCGGTTCATCCTCGGCGAGTGGGTCGCCGCGGAGGGCGCAATCTACGACGCTTGGGACCGGGACCGTCACATCGTCACCGCACTCCCGAAGGCCGGCATCCACCGCTGGATCAGCCTCGGCGTCGACTACGGGACCAAGAACCCATTCCACGCCGTGCTCCTCGGTCTGGGCGCGGACCGGAAGCTGTACGCGGCGGCGGACTGGCGGTACGACTCCCGGCAGCACAAACGGCAGCTCACGGACGCCGAGTACTCGCAGCGGATGCGCGCCTGGTTGGCGGATGTTCCCGGGATCGGGGCTGTGCGCCCCCAGTTCGTGACCGTCGACCCGTCTGCGGCGAGCTTCTCCACCCAGCTGCGCCGTGATCATCTGACCCCGACTGCGGCGAAGAACGACGTCATGGACGGCATCCGCACCGTCTCGTCCCTACTGGCCGCGAACAAGCTCTTGGTGCACGCCTCCTGCAAGGACCTCATCACTGAGATCGGCGGCTACTCCTGGGACGACCAGGCCGCCCTACGCGGCGAGGAGCGCCCCATCAAGGTCGCCGACCACGGTGTCGACGCCCTCCGCTACGCCATTTTCACGACTCGTGCCCTGTGGCAGCGCCAGCTCGCCCTCGCCGCCTGATCTGAGAGGACTCCCTCATGCCGCTGCCTCTGCCTGGCAGAACCCCGTGGCCGCCGCCCGCTCTGGAGGTGCCGCACGCCGACATGGACATGTGGCGGGCCTGGTACTCCGGCGACACCGGGCACTTGGCCGCAGTGTATGGCGGGCCGGCGAACTACCGCAGCAACGCTGTGGCTCGCGAGTTTTTCGATGTGGATCAGCGCCGGGCCGTGGGCGGTGAGGGGCTGCGCATGTTCTGGGGGCAGGAACCGTCCCCCGGCCAGCAGGCCGCCAAGCTCCACATCCCGATCGGTGCGGACATTGCTGAGATGTCCGCGAACCTACTGTGGGCGGATGTGCCGCAGGTGACGGTGGACGCCGACTCGACGGACGCGGCGACGGCGCGCACGACGCAGGCGCAGATCGGCCGGTACCTCGACGACCGCGGCCACGCGAAGCTGCGGGAGGGGGCGGAGTTGGCCGCCGGCTTGTCGAACGTGTACCTGCGGGTGGTGTGGGACACGGACCTGCGCCCTCGGCCGTGGCCGGACGTGATTGCCCCGGATGCGGTTGTTCCGGAGTGGCGGTGGGGTGCTCTGGCTGCGGCGACGGTGTGGCGGGAGCTGGACCCGGTGAAGGAGGCGTCGGAGGTGTGGCGGCTGTTGGAGCACCACACCCCGGGGATGATCGAGTACGGGCTGTACCGGGGTGACACGGGCACGCTCGGTCAGCGGATGGACCTGGGTGACCATACGGACTCGGAGTACCTCGCGAAGCGCACGGATACCCAGGGCCGTCAGTCGACGGGCATCCCCCGGTTGTTGATCACGCACATGCCGAACCTGTTGCCGAACCGGGTGTGGGATGGGCTGCCCGGCACGGCGCCGCTGGGCCGCTCCGACTTCGCGGGGATCGAGCCGATGATGGACGCCCTGGATGAGGCGTGGACGTCGTGGATGCGGGACCTGCGCCTGGGCAAGGCGAGGGTGGTGGTGCCGCAGACGATGCTCGACACGGCCGGTCCCGGGCAGGGGGCGTCGTTCGATCTGGACAAGGAGCTGATCGTTGCCCTGTCCGGGCTGCTGGGTGCCGAGACGATGAAGGACTCGATCACCGAGGTCCAGTTCAAGATCCGGGTTGAGGAGCATGAGCGGACGACGAAGGCGCTGCGCCTGCAGATCCTGTCGTCGGCCGGATACTCGGCGCAGGGGTTCGGTGAGGCGGGGACGATCGCGGCGACGGCCACGGAGGTTGTGGCCCGCAAGGAGGAGTCGCTGACCACCCGGGGCACGAAGATTCTGTATCAGCGGCCTGCGCTCATCGAGTTCCTGACGACGATGATGATGGTCGACGTGGTGCATTGCGGGGCGAAGGGTGTCGACCCGGCCGTGGAGCTCACCGCGTCGTGGCCGCAGGCGGTGCAGCCGGACCAGGAGGCCACGGCGCGCGCCCTGTCGCTGCTGGATGGGGCGGGGGCCATCTCCACGTTCATGGCGGTGAAGCAGCTGCACCCGGAGTGGGACGACCTGGAGGTCAAGGCCGAGGTGCAGCGAATCCGCGAGGACAAGTCGGCGGTAGTCCCGGCCGGCGACCCGTTCAGCACTCGCGGCGGGGAGCCCGACGAGCCGAACGACGAAGAGGCGGCCACGGAGGACGGTCCGGAGGCTGGTGCGGACGAGGGCCAGGATGAGGAGCCGGTGGGCGGGGGCTCGGATCGGCTGGCCGCTTAGCGGCGGCGGATGCCCTTCCGGGCGGGCAGGCGCCGGTAGCGGGTGATCTTCCCGCCCTTCGTGGCGTGGGCTTTCTGGTGGGCGTAGCGGCGCAGCCTTGGGTTGGCGAAGAAGTAGCTATCTTCGCCACTGAGCCTTCGACTTGAACCCTGAGTGGCGTTGCCTCGGCATAGTGGTGAGTTACCTCCCTTCGAGATAGAGCTTCGCAGCGTCCCACCAGTCAGGACGCTCGACGTAGTGCAGCACCATGTTGCATACCCGGCATAGAGCTCCACGCACCGCTCCTGATGCGTGATCGTGGTCGACGGCGTCAGCAGGCTTCTCCCGGCATATCCAGCACAGGCCTCCGTGTCGCTGCCTCATCTCCTCCCACTCCTTGTAAGAAAGGCCATAGCGACGCAGTCGCGCCTGCTCGGCCTTGCCGCCGCCCGTGCAGTCGCCACACCACTTCTGTCCCGTACTTGTCGGCATGTAGCCGGCTCCGCAATGTGTGCAGGTCTTTGGTTTGAGCCGCAGCATCTTTCCTGACGCAGACCAGGAGCAGACCTGGCTGCAGTACTTTCGGGGCTGTGATGGCCACGCTTGAAACGAGGCGTCACACTCGACGTTGAGGCACGTCCGAGTCTCTAGCTTGCTCGGACGACTGGGCGTGTCGTTCATGTGTCTTCCAGGATGTATCTGGCGCGGCGGTGTGCCCCGTCGCGGTGGTGGCGGGTCGCTGGATAGGGCTGGCAACGCGAAGCGCGCCGGCATCGTCGTCATGCAGTTCGGTAGGCCGCCGGCGGCATGCCCGGCCTCGTCTCGCGCCCAGCATCAGCCTGGGTCAGCTTGTACTCCCTCGCAGACACGGCACTTCCCCCTAGCGCCGGTCTTGGTGGCCGCCGGTCTAGTCGTCGTCGCCGACGTAGAGGTTGTCCCAGTACCGGTCGTCGGCGCGGGCGACTTCGGCGCTGGTCTCCTCCCAGGCCGGGAGAGTCTGGGACGGGGCGGGGCCGCCACCAAACGGCGGCGGACCCGACGACACAGGGGCGGTCACTGCTGTTCCTTCGCGAGGCGTTCGCGCCGGGCTTTCTGCCGGTCGGCGCATCGGTGTTCGGGGAGCGTTTCCAGCGTCTTCGTGGCGACGAGGGTTCCGCAGTCGCTGCACGGGATGCGCCCGGTGCGGTACCAGTCGCGCTCCTCGTTCTCGATGAGGGCCTGTTCGTGGAGGCGGGCGAGAATGCGGTCGGCTACGACGGACACGGTCAGGTCTCCTTCGGGTTGGCGAGTTCGAGCAGGGTGTCGACGTGGCAGGACAGGGGCTCGGCGCACCAGCACATGAGGTCCCGCCCTGCGAGGTCTCGGGCGATCCGGTCCATGAGGGTGGGGTGGGCGTGGACCCACGTCTCGTACAGCTCGACGGCGAGAGCGTGAGCGTCGGCCTGGCTGTTGGCGGGGATGTGCTCGTTGTAACCGAGCGGCTTGTGCTGGTTGGCGTGACCGGCCCACTGAACGGCCCAGCCGGTGCCGGTGGAGGTCCGGACAGCGGCCCACGGGTTCCCGAACGGGGTGCCACGCCCGACGTAGGCGGCGCCCTCGGGGGCTCGCCATCCCTTGGTGCGGCGGCGCTGAATGCGGGTCGGCACGGTCAGGACTCCTCAGGCACCGTGATGGGGAAGGTCTCGGGGTGGTCGGCCTTCCACTTCAGCCAATGCGGCATCGGCTCCTCAACGACCGTGTGGCACAGGTCCATGACCTGCTCCAGCGACAGCGGGTCGGCGTTCTTGGAGTACTCGTGCTTGGTACCGCGCAGCTTCGGGCCGGAGGGAACGAACAGCGGACCGTACTCCCACGAGCAGCGCCGGTAACCCCAGTCGTCGGGGCCGTACTTGATGAAGATTGTGGTGTTGCAGCCGGAGTCGACGTCGAGCGGTCGTTCGGCGAGCTTGCGGTGGTAGCTCTCCCGGAACCAGTGGTGCTTGTACTCCTCGATGAAGCTCGCGATCATTGCCGCTTCGGCGTCAGTGGGGCGCTCGGTGCTGCCCCAGCTGTACTTGCTGGTGTCGACGTCGATGTAGGCGGCGATGTACTTCCACCCGGGGTTGAAGCTGGTGACGACGGGGATGCGGAGCGCGGTGAGCGGGTCGCCCTGCTTCGCGTCGGTGTCGAACGGCCACGCGGTCACGGCGTCTCCTTGCGGATTCGGGCTGCGCGTCGGACACGCATGCGGGTCTTGATCTGGTCCTGGGTGGGCGGGGTCCACTGGTGCCGGCCGGCCCCGGGTTTCCACCGCTGCATGTGCTCGCGGAGGTCGAGGCCGCAGTGGCGGCACCCGTTTGGGGACGGCGTGCTGATCGTCACGGAGTTACCTCTCCGCTGTTCGGCCCGTAGTCGATGTGCGGGATACCGGCAATGACCATGGCGCCGCAGTAGCCGCAGTGGTACTGGCCGATCGGGGCGTTGACCAGCTGCTGCGGTTCCCACGGCCACGGGCACCGTTCGCCGTTCTCGTTCAGGGGCGCCGTGATGGTGAGGTCTTTCGACAGGTCGATCTCGATAGCGTCTGCGGGCTCGATGTCAGTCCAGGAACGGGAGGTCATCGGGGGTCCTTCCGGGCTGCACGCCGCGCTTTCATGCGGGCGAGGCGTTGGGCGTTGGTGGGCTGCTCCCACTGGTGGCCGCCCTTTCCGGGCAGGTACTGCCAGCCGTGTGGGTTGTCGTAGCCGCACCACCGGCACCCGTCCGGGTTCGGGGCCGCCTGGTGGCGGATGACGGCGGTCACGGGCGCTTCTCCGCGTCGGCTGCGGAAGCGAGGCCGGTGTGCGGCAGCGGGCACGAGCACTCGCCGTCCTGGCGGAACTCCTCGCACGGGTCGACGTTGAGCCGCTCCGCTGCGACGCGGGCGTCGTGTCGTGCCCTGCCGGTGAGGCCGACCGGGAGACCAGTCGGACGGGCCCCGGTCGGGGCGTCAGCGCCCATCCCGAGCGCGTTGAGCAGCGGGCCTTTGATGTCGTCGACGAACACGAACTTCTTGCCGTCCTCGTTCGTCCACACCCGGGCCATCGCCGCTTCGTGCAGGCGCTGCTTCAGGGCGGCAGACTCGGCGGTCGCCCCGCCGAGGTCGCTTTCGAGTTCGGCGACCTGATCGGTGGCCTCGGACAGGGCCGCGCGCAGCCGGTCGACCTCGGCCAGCAAGTCACCGAGAGCTTCACGCCGCGCCACTGCTGTGCGGTCGGTCAGACGGTGCAGCTCCTCATGCCAGATCCGGATCATGCGCTCGCGGTCCGGGGTCATCGGGGTGTCGGTCATGGTGCTCCTCGGGTGCGTTGGGTCAGTCAGGCGTTGCGGAGAATCTGGTACATGCGCTCGGCAGTGGGGCTCCGGTCGTTCAGCCAGCGCTCGCCGTGCTGGTCGCAGTACGTCGAGCCCTCCTCACTGCCGGGGGCGAGGAAGCAGTGGCCGTGCGCGTCGACTCGGGGGCAGCAGCCGCAAGAGCCTTCGCAGCAGTCGTCCTCGCCGTAGGGGTCGGTCGGGTCGGGCGGCTCACAGTCGGCACAGCGGTCACCGGTGCAGTACGGCTCGGCGGTCACGGGGTCGGCTCCTCGGGTGTGGCGGGGTGGTGGGCCGCAGCCCCGGAAAGGGGGGGCGAGGCTGCGACCCGGTCTCGGGGGTTAGGCGCGAGAGGTGGTCAGAAGAACTCGCGGCGGTCGAACGCGTGCCCGCCAGAGGTGACATAGCGGTGCTCGTTGTCGCCGCGAAAGCGGGGACGGAGCGGGAAGCCGTCCTTGTCGGTGGTCTTCCGCATCGTCGCGATCATCTCGTCGACGGGGACCTCGCGGCCGTACTCGTTCTGGATGGTCACGTCGGTGTTCCGGAGGAAGTGCTCCCAGTCCGGGAGCGTGGTGATGCCCTGCGAGTTGTGGGCCCGGAAAAGAAACCGCCAGCCGGCGGCCGTCTGCCCAATGTGAAGCCCTTCGCCATCGGCATGGCCGCCGGGGAACGGGCCGAAGGCGTAGTAGTTGGTGGACATGGGGTTCTCCTAGTCGTTGCGTGCGGTGCGCTTCCAGTTCTGGCGTTCGCTTCGCTTGGCCCGGCGCCGGGCGGTCTTCCGCTGCTGGCCGGGGGGCTGACCGCAGCAGGCGCAGTCGCGGCCACCGGGGCCGTCCGGGCAGGTGCGGCCGATCATGCGGGCGTTGGAGTTGGTCTACGCGACCTCCGCGAAGTCGGCCTGGCCCAGGTGCCGGGTGGCCTTGTAGCTGCTGAGCGCGGTGTACAGGGCGGGGTCGGTCGGCTGGTAGACGTGGACGTGGATCCACCGGCCGGTCGTCCGGTGCTGGGCCCAGACCTTGACGGCGTCGGCGCCGAGGTGCGCGGCCCGGTACGCCTTTGCGCAGTGCCGGCCAAACCAGGCGCGTTGTCCGTCGGGGAGGTCGGCGCCGAGGCGGTCGAGGAGGTCACCGGTGCGGATGAGCGTGCCCTGCTCGACGGCGGCTGCGACCAGTCCGGAGCGGGTGCGGTAGGCGAGGGCCTTGGTGACGTGGCGGGCGGCGCGGTGGGTGGCGGCGATACGGCGGGCGATGTTCACGGGTCCCCCTCGAAGCAGGTTCACCACAACCCACTAGCGATCATGAGTAGCGGTGGCGATGAACCAGACACTACGCCTGAGGCATGGCCACCGCAAGTGGGTTGCGATAGATTGATGCCATGAACCCGACCCCGCCCCCCGAGTCCCCCACCCTGGAGGACATCGCCGCAGCAGGCACCCGCCGGCTCCGCGACGCAGACCGCCTCAAGAAGTCCAGCGACGAACTCAAGGAACTCGTCCTGGCCGCGCTCCGAGCCGGGACCCATAAACCCACCGAGGTCGCCAAGAAGTCCGGGTGGACCGGCGCCCACGTTCGGAAGATGGCCCGGGAGGCAGGCATCGAGCCCGACGACCGATACAAGGAGCGCGCCGAGCGACTCCGTAAAGCTCAGGCCGAGGAGCCCAAATGATCGACACCGCGAAGCTGTTGGAAGTCGCCCGCGGCGAACTAATCAGCCTCTGGAGCGACCTGGACGAGGCCCGCCGCGACGCCTACGAGAATCAGTGGTCGATGGGGTGCGACAGCCTGGTGGAGCGCATCAAGGCCCTGACGCCACTGGTCGGCCCGACGCCGTGGGCTCAGGTGCAGATCCCGCTACTGGAGGACGGCGTGTACCAGCGGGTGCACCAGGAGCTGGGGATCGAGGTGGCGGTCGACATGGACGCGGTCGCCGAGCATCAGGCGTGGCTGGATCGGCAGGCGGTGACCACATGACTGTTGACCTTGCCGCAGTCGACGCCCTCGCCTCCGCCGCGCACGCTGGCCAGGTCGACAAGATCGGCGTGCCGTACATCGAGCACGTCCGTGCAGTCGCTGCCAGCCTCGCCCCGTTCGGCGACGACCTGGTGATGGCCGGGCTGCTGCACGACATCATCGAGGACACCGACTGGACCGCCGAGGGGCTGCGCGAGGCTGGCGTCCCGGACTACGTGGTCGCGCTCGTGGAGGCGGTGACGAATCAGCGGGGCGTGCCCTACGAGGAGAAGGTCGCCCGCATCACCGAGCGAGGGCGCGACGCGGTACTCCTGAAGATCGCGGACAACGCCCACAACAGCCGACCCGACCGGGCGGCCCGGCTGCCCGAGGGGAAGCGGGTACGGCTAGCGGCGAAGTACCGGGCAGCCCGGGACATCCTGTGGCCCGCCGCCGAGATCCGCGACATCGAGACCATCGTCGAGATGGTCAACCCGGCGCTCCTCGACGAACTCCGCGAACGACAGAGCCAGGAGGACCCCTCATGAGCCGCTTCGGTGAATTGATCCCGCACCGGGAGGACGACGACAGCTGCCTGTGCGGCTGCCAGGACGAGGAGCGGAGTGCCCCGTTCGTGGCGCACTACTGGCGGCACCACGTCCGGCGGGAGGAGGAGTGCGGCTCGCTGGCCGAGGCAGTGCAGTTCCTCGCGAACGGCTGGTCCGATGGCGATCTGAGCCAGGAGGCCATCCACGCCCCGGACGGCAGTATCGCGCTGGCGGGTCAGGAGTTGCTGGATGCGATCAGCGCGGAACTGGAGCGCCAGAACGAGATCACGCGAACAACGGACAACACCGGGAGCCCCGCATGACCGCCGACCTGGTGCAGTTCCTCCGCGCCCGCCTCAACGAAGACGAGCGGGCCGCCCGTGCGGCTACTCCTGGACCATGGTGCGACTCCGGCGGTTACGTCACCGACATTGACCAGCACGGAAACTCGCGGGTGCAGGTGACCGAGTTCGGCACCCAGGATGAGGACGGACAGGGAAGCGGCCCGCAGGGGCAAGCGGACTCGGCCCACATCGCCCGACATGACCCGACCCGCGTACTCCGCGAGGTCGAGTCGGGGAGGCGAACCTTGCGAGCGCACGACAAGTGGTGCGAGGGAAGGTGCGAGGCGAAATACCCGGAGGGCGGGTTCGATGCCGCGCACTACTGGAACCTGAAGGTGCGCGCCGAGGTCTACGCTGACCACCCCGACTACCGCCCGGAGTGGCGTCCCTGACGATTCCCGCCCCTCCCCCACCTCTGACCGGTCACAATGCCCCCATGGGCGTGAGCTACATGGTCCGTGGCCGGACCGAGGCAGAGTGCCAGCAGGCGCTGGACGTGCTGTGCCGGCTGCTGGGCGCCGTTCCGACGACCCGGCCGCTCAACCCCGGCGGGTGAGGCTGGGTCGCACGGGCCGTACCTGAGACGACAGAAGCCCCGGACCTTGAGGCCCGGGGCTTCGTTACGAAGTGAGGCATAGACAACGCCTCAATCCGGGCAAAGTTGCGGCGGTTCACACCATTAGGTGGTCGGCCAGGATATGGCCTCTCAAACCCCTGCGGGTGTCGTTGATTCAGGTGAAGCACATCCGTGCCTCACGGTTGCGTCACCCCTCGCTCGTCTCACTTCCCGGCGATCAGGGCGAGGGGTGACGCCTCACAGAGGAGTCAGCAGTGGAAATCTCCCCTGCGGGCCAGGGGCTGCGCGCCCCTAGCCACGACCTGGCAGTGCCTGGTCGCAGTTCTCATCCGGCGACGGACGCTGTGTTGTACGCGGTCGGCGGACTGGCGTTCGCCTGCATGACGCAGGCTCACGTGGATCATTACGAGGCCGTTCGTAGTTCGCTCGCTCTGGCGGGTGGACTGAAGGCGATCGCCTGTGTTCCGGCGTGGCTTGCGGTCGTCGGGAGCAAGGTGCGGCGGTTTCTGCACTCCTAGCTCCTAGCTCCTGGTCTCACGGTTGCCCCGGGCTGCCAGCCCTTCGTTGGCGGTCCGGGGCTGCGGGTTTTCAGCCCCGGTTGGCGGTCCGGGGCTTTCGCGTGTGCACGCTAATTCAACGGCGGCCGGGATATTACGTAATTGGATTTGTGATCCCGCCACTCGTATGGGGGAACACTTTGGGTGGTCTAGTCACCGTCAACGCAGACAAAATTTTGCCACTGGCATATGCGGCGATCGGATCAGCCATCCACCAGACCGCTCCGACCTGGGCAAATACCGTCCGGGCTGACACGCGTACCGCGCAGGACGCCCCGCATCGACCGCTGGCCACCACATCACGCTCAGCTCTTCCCGTTTCGCGTGTTCGCGATGACGCCGCGGGTGGTGCTGGTGATGCTGCGGGTGTCCTGGGTGACGGTCCCGTAGTAGTGCTGGTTCACGGTGGGCGGTGCGGCCTCGACCGCGTTCTTGACCTTGGAGACGAGGCGGGCGAGAGCGAGGAATCCGGCGATCGGGGCACCTCCGATGATGGCGAGGGCTAGGGGGTCGACCTGGCCGGCGAGCCACAGGGCGCCGCCGACGGGCAGGGATGCGACGGCGAGGCCCTTCATGACGCCGCTCGCGTCGACTGCCCACTGCGACATGGGCGGCTGGCCGGGCTGGGGTACGGGCGGCGCGGGGCCGACGGCGGGGAGCGGGCTGTCGTCGCGGTACGCGGTGGGCTTCGCGATCTCGTTGATGGCGGCCATCAACTGGTCGGCGTTGCGGCGGATGTCGGGGTCGGGCTGCCCGATGCGGGCGGGCTGCTCGGGCAGCTGCATGACGGGGTCTCCTATCGGGTGCGGCGACGGGTGGAGCGGTACCCGAACGGTCCGGGCAGGTCCATGGATGTGGTGCGGCGGCCGGTGGAACCGATCGTGTGGTGGGGGCCGTGGCCGGCACCCAACGTGATGGACCAGGAACGGCGGTTGATGTTCAGCCGGACCCCGGGGAAGATCCGGAAGCTCTTGCGGAACGTGATCGGCATGCGGGACTCCTAGATGAGATGTCACTGACTGTTACCAACCCCGCCTGGGCGGCCTTTGTGTCGCTTTGCCCTGGGGCGGCGACCCGGGCAAACCCCGGGCGGTGCGGCATTGATGCAGGTCAGGGTGAGGCAGAAGCCTGGCGGCGGGCACCCCAAGCCGGGCGGTGGTGTCCGGCTCGGCGGTGCGGCGCCCGGGTTGGACGCCGCACCGCCAGGGACCTGACCTGGGAAAACCCGGTCAGCGCCAGGGGTTTGACCGGGCTAAATGTCCAGCTTGAACCGTTCACGGATAGTGACGACCACGCGGGAGCGGGGGTAGCCGACCGCCCTCACCCCGTCCCACACACGCTTCGCCTTCTCCTCGTCGGTGCGAACTACGATTCGGCCGAGCCGGTCCGCCGAAACGGTCAGGCCGGCGGCGGTCAGGGCGTCGACGAGGACGGCACCGGGCAGCCACTCGGCGGGCTCACCGTCGTTGCCGCGGTGGGCGTCGAACACGTCCAGCAGCGTGGCCAACACCGCGCCCTGATCGTCGCCGAGCTCGTCACCCATGTCCCGCAGCCGGTCGGCCAGCGACAGTGCCCCGGCAGGCAGGGTGCCAGCCTCGGACCGCAAGGCGTAGGCCCGCTCCAGCAGCAGTGCCACTTCGTCGTCGTCGTAGTAGTAGCCGCGGGTCAGCTCCGGCTCGGCGCCCTCGCCGTCCATGTAGATGCCGACGCCGCGCTGCGACTTGAGGATGTCCTGGGCGTTGTGGCCGGACGACGCGTAACCCTTACCGAGGATCGTGTCCGACGCTTCCGGGGTCAGGCAGCGCATCGCCCACCGGATGGAGAGGATGTCGCGGATGCCGGTCGGGACCGAGTCCGAGTCGGGCTTCTGGGTGGCGCACAGGGTGATGATGCCCAGGGCGCGGCCCTGCTGGACGATGAGCCGCAGCAGCCGTTCCAGTTCCTCCCGGTCCTTGCGGTCCGCGGCGGCACCGTAGGACGACCACTCGTCGACGAGCAGGATGGCCAGGTTGACGCGCGGGTCCTTGGCCGCCATCTTCGCGGTCAGCTTCCGCGACCCGTGCTCCTTGGCGAGGGCGCGCCGCTTCGGAATCTCGACTTCCCAGATGTGCCGTAGGATTTCCAGCAGCTTTTTCGGGTCGCCGTCGGTGTCGTACATGGCGGCGATCTGCTCGAACGGGGTGATGTCCGCGCCGGCCTTCCCGTCACACAGGTACAGGGCGACCGTCGGGTCGAGGGCCGCGGCCAGCAGCAGGTCGTTCGCGGCGGCCGACTTGCCCGCCCCGGGCTCACCACCGAACAGGCCGGACCGCTCGACCCACGACGTCTGGACCTCCTGGCCACGCAGGTTGATGCCCATCGGGATGGCCCGCCACAGGCTGATGCAGTCGACGGCGAGGAGCGGCCCGGGGGTGGGCTTACCGGTGAACGGCAGGTGCAGCGACACCCGCAGCCGGATGCGTCCCTCCCGGTCGTCGAGGGCCTGATGCACCTGCTGCACCGCCACACCCAGGGCACTGGCCAGGCGGGCCTTCGCGTCGAGGGCCTTTTTCGCGGGCATCCCGGACGGCAGGTCAATGGCGACCTCCCACGCCTTGCCGTCGGCGGTCAGGGTGCACGGCGTCAGCAGCTCCAGCACTTCGTCGGCGCCGATGACCTTCGCGTCTCGGTAGACCTGGTTCAGCATGCTGTCGGTCAGCTTCAAGGTGTCGCCGAACTTGGCGTCGCGGTCGTCGTACAGGTCGCCGCCGTTGGTGCGGCGGCCGATCAGGGCGAACGCGGCAAGGGCCGAGACTGCGGCGATGACACCGCCGTTGCCGCCGTTCAGGTAGATCCCGGCTCCCTCCGGTACGGCGACTGCGGCGGCGACCAGCGTGCCGCGGAGGCCGCGCCGGACCCGGGCGTCCTTCTGGGCCGTCTTGTACTTGCCCATGGCGGTGACGGATCCGGCGAACGCCTGCTCCATGGCGACGCGGCGCTTCGCCTTTTCCTGGCCGGGGATGAGCCGCTTGTCGTGGCCCCACTTCGCGGCCTTGTAGTCGGTCTGCGCCTGCTGCACTTCGCGGCGGGCGGTGGCGACCTGGACGCCTTCGGTGCCCTGGACCCACAGGAGCGTGCGGTGCAGGCCGCGGGCGATCTGGCCGGCGTGCCCGTGCTCGGTGCCCTGTCGGCGGACCCAGCGGCGGAAGTCGCGGACGGTGTTGACCCGGGCGATACCGGCGCGGGCCTTCCACCCAACGGAGGTCCGCGTCCAGGAGGGGATCAGCGGGGGCTCGTCGTCTGTGACGTTCTTCTCGACGACGAGCTGGGCGGGGGCGGTGTCCTGCTCCTGGTCGTACACGTCGCCGGGGGCGGGGTGGGGGAAGCGGCCGGCCGCGTCGATGACCGTGGCGTCGGCGGGCTTGCTGAGGGTCTCCGACATGAGGGTTCCTTAGTTCTCCGGGGGCGGGGCGGGGGCTACTTGACGATCAGGTGGTCGGGGTGTCCGTTGTGCAGGTGGTCGACGCAGGCCGGGCATTGGTTGGGATCGCGGGTCAGTGGGAGCCGTTGACGGCGGGAATCTTGCGGGCCGTGTCGGCCGCCTGAGCCTTTGCCAGCGGGTGGAAGGGAAGCGCGTCGCCCTTGCTTCTGCGGTGCGGCGGGGGCTGCCTTCTGACGCCTTTTTGACCCTTCTCCGGGGAACCCTTCGAAGCGGGGGGGAGATCGGTAACGACCTGCGGCTTTTCGATCACCCGGGACAGGGATTTCGGGACCGGATAGAGCCTCTGCAGCAGGACGCTGCGAGCGCTTATCGGCCCACCGTTCGCTTCGTCCATCGCGTCGGTCAGCGACTGGCGGGAGGCGAGCTGCTGCGCGTGAAGGGCCGGGGTCATGCCCGGGGTCGCGGTGCCGTAGAAGATCTCCCACGCGGCGGTGAACGCGTCCTCCATGGCGAGCGCACCGTAGGGGGCGGCGGACACCAGCCGGCGGGCCAGCTTCACAACGTGCTTGTGGTGGCTGTACCGGTTCTTCTCGTGCCTGGCACGGGCCTTCGCCTCCGCCCGCCGCTTCTTCTCGCCCGCGTCCGCGGTGAGGGTCGTCACCCACTGGCGGACCTCGAAGAACAGCGGCCCGAGAAGGGACACCGCGGCAAGCCCGAATCCGACGGACTGGGACGTCTCCGCCCCGTACCCGTAGTTGATGGCGGCGGCGTATCCGGCGGCGGACAGGCACAGGCCGCGCAGCAGCCACCGCACCCAGGCGGGTAGGCGCTTCTCGTCGGCGTAGGCAACACCGGCCGCCATCACCCACGCCGCGCCTTCGAGGGCGAACGGCAAGGGCAGCAGCATCAGCGAAATGCCGGCGAAGTGCGCGACCTGTGCGGGCAGGGAGGCGAGGGCGGACGCGGCGACCAAGGCGAGGGTGCCGCGCTGGTAGACGACGCCGGGCCGGGTGTTCTTCGCCCACGCCTGGGTGCGTTCGCGGCGGCGGTCGCGCTTGTCGCGGCGCCGCTGCTGCCTTTCGGCGCGGGCCTCGGCCTTGTCGGCTCTGCGGTTGGCGCGCCGCCGTTCGTCGTCCTCGCGGCGGATACGCATGCGACGTTCCGCGGCGGCGTCCTGGTCGAGACGGTGCTGCTCGGCTTCGGCGGCCTGGTTGCGCCGGCGCTCTTCGCTCCAGCTGCTCATGGTCCGGATCCCTTTCAGGGGGTGGGGTGTCTACTGGCCGACGGTCTTGGCGGGGCGTCGCAGGTGGGGCAGGGCAACGAGTCCGAGGCCGAAGCCGATGAGGACGGGCTGCGTCGAAAGCCACACGGCGGCGGCGGCCACGGCCGCGGCGATGGCCTGGAGGAGTCCGGGGAACAGGACCAGCAGCACCAGTGCGGCGGCGATCCAGAACAAGTTCTTCATGACGGGCCTTCCTTGGCTCGGTGGTGAGAGGTGGTCAGTGGTGGCGCCCCGGGCCGGAGTCGAACCGGCCACCCACCCCCCGCGTTCACTGGGGTGGTCGGAGCTGTGGAACGACTACGCCTCGCGGCCCCAGCTGTCCTTGGTCTCCCAGCCCCGGTCCTGCAGGTGCTTCTCGACCTTGGCGATGGCCTCGTCCCGCGTGTCGGCCTTCACGGTGGCGAACTGCTCGCGCTCGATGCCCGAGGCCGTGTGCCGGGTCACGGTGTTGGTCTTCCAGAGCTTCATGGCTGTGCTCCTTCGCTTCGGGTCCGGTTGGTCCGGGCCTCTCTGCCGTCACCAGCCGTGGGGCTGGGGACGACAGGGCGGGCCGGATCAGAGCTGGTTGGGGTGGAGGTCGAAGAAGAGGACCGTGATCGGGGTGCCGTACTCGGCCTTGAACTGGTCCAGAACGAAGTTCCAGAGCTGGGCTCGGGTCTAGCCGTTGGGGACGTGGACGGTCGCGCTCCGGGTGTTGATGACCCCGCCGGGGGCCTGGATGGTCATCGCCCAGTGCCATTCGGTGGTGGTCGACTGGTCGGCGGCGTTCGTGGTCTGCGTGGTCATGGCGGGTCCTTTCGGGGTGGTGCGGGGGCCGGTCTGTCGGCTCGGCCGTCCCCCGCTGGGGACGGGGTCAGGTGGTGGTTTCGCCGGCGAGGGCGATGTACTTGATGCGGTGCTCGGGGATCATCTGCCGGTAGCCGCCCGTGTAGCTCAGCTCCAGGTAGTCGCCGTCGTGGACGTAGGACTCCAGGACCGGGTCTTCGGCGCCCAGCTCGTCGAACATGTGGAACTGGGTACGCCCCTCGGTGAGCGCTTGGCCGTCGGTGGTGACGATCTGGAAGGTCGGGGTTGTACGCATGCCGGTCTCCGTTCGGTGGTCGGGGTGGGTGGAGTGCTCTGGGCCCGATTCGATCGGGCAGCTTCACGCCGTGGTCCAGAGCTGCCGGGCGCTGGGTTCAGGCCGCTGCCGGGGTGGAGAGGCCGCGAATCTCGTCCATGAGGCGGGGCGCGCCCGGGTTGGTGTGGTCGAGGTCGACGGCGGCGAGGATCACGTCGCTCATCCGGTCGGTGTTACCGGTCGACCAGGCGGCCCGGAACTCGGACAGCAGGGACACGGCGAGCCGGTCCGGGTCGGCGACAGCGGCGGCCTGCTCAGCCTGGGCGACAGTGATGCTGGCCCGCCGCTTGGTCGCAAGGTCGGACACAGTCGCACCGTCGGCGTCAGACAGGACGGCGAGCGCGGAACCGGAGATCAGGTACGGAGACATGGGGGTGCCCTTCGATGAGGTGGAGTGGGGTGGTGCGAGGTGGAGAGCCGCGCCCGGCCGGCCGGGGGATGTCGCCGGCGGGGCGCGGCGGTCAGGGGGTTAGCTGCGGGTCCGGGCCTGCTGCCGGTCCACGGCGGCGCGAACATCGGCACCGGCGTCGTAGTCGCGGCGGCACTCAGCCGGGGTCGCCGGCTCGTCGATGATCGGGTTCGGGCGGGGGCGGGTTACGTCGTCGGCCACGGCCACCCCTCCGGCTGCACAGCCAGCGCGGCAGCGGATTCGAACGCGACCCGGAGGCAGTGCTGGTAAAGCCACAGCGACCCGGCGGCGGGGTGATCGGGCGTGGACGCGATCCTGGAGGTCAAGGCGGCCATGCCCTCTGCCCGGCCCTCCTCCTCGAACGCGAGGGCAGGGGCGATCACCGGACGCTCCCGGCGGGGGCCAGGCCGCGAGCCCGGCGCAGGGCCTCGTCCGGGTCCGGGTCCGAGTCACCCGGGGCGGTACGGACGTAGGAGGCGGCGAGGTGGGCCAGCTCGTCGGCCGCGCTCATCGGCTCGGACGGGGCGATCGGCGGGGTCATGCCGCCACCTCGCTCGGGGTGATGACCGAACCGGACAGGTACTCGACGACGGCGGACTCGGGAACGCGCAGACCGCGCTTGCGAAGCCGCCCTTCACCCAGCCGATGCGCACGCAGCCGGCCGGAGTCAGCCAGTCGGTAGACCGTCGAGACGTGGACGTTGAGCCAGTCGGCGACTTCCTGGGCCCGGAGAAACCTCTCCGGAG